AATACGATGTTGGAACTCTAGATGTAGAATTAGAATCTGGTGATACTATTAATGATATTACGGATATAAGATATGCAAGATCCAGGATTGTTAATGTCTCTGTGAAAGCTTTAAAACAAAACACAGATCATGGAATGTTTGTTGGAAGTACTGATGCATCTAGATTTACATATCCAAAAATACTAAGAAATCTAAAGAGTGATAATTCAAATAAATTTGTAGTTGGTGAACAAGTTAGATTAGTTCCAGCACTTGTATATACGCAGAGTGGAGTTAATAGGTGTATTCAAGTATTTCCAAATAGTGATAGGAGGTATATTGAAGCTACTGTTCAAGATCCAAGAACATTCCTTAGCTCTAAGGAAATTTCTACAAATGATTTTGATAGTAATGGATATACATCTAATACTACTATGTTGGTAATTGATAATATCAGAAACTGGGATAATACAGATAGTCAAGTAGTAGAACTTGGAGATGATTTTATTATTAGTGGTCAAACTTCATTGGCAAAAACTAGAGCTAATGGTGATAGAACTCAACAACTAACTTCTACTGCAAGCGGAACCCTGGAAGCATTTGTTATTATTCCACCAAGAACTTTTGAAACTGGAGACTTAGAATTTAAGTTATCTGATGATCCGAATAATTTCCAGGTTAAAAACTTAACAGGTTCTTATTCAACTGGAGTTTATTATTCACAGGGAACAGAATTAGATGTATCATCTACAATAACTACTTTAGAAGTTCCAGAAGTTTCTATATTTACTGTAGAAGAAAGTACTATTAGATTTATACCAGATCCTCCTCCACCACCACCACCTGCTCCACCAGGCGGCGGTGGCGGTGGTGACCCACTTGCTCAATCTTTTATAATAGAAGAAACTGGTGGTGTGTTTATTACATCTCTGGAACTTTACTTCTTAACTAAAGATGATACTGATCCAGTAACAGTAGAATTAAGAACAGTTGAAAATGGTAGTCCAACCGCTAATATTGTTCCAGGATCTGTGGTAACGTTACCAGCTTCTAGTATAATAACTTCCACTGATTCAACTGTTTCTACTAAATTTAATTTTGCGAATCCTATATATCTCTCTGATTTAAATGAATATGCTTTTACTATTAAAAGTAATTCTACAAAATATAACTTGTGGGTATCTAGAGTTGGCGAGACAGATATTTCATCTGGAGTTACAATTGATAGACAACCTCATGTTGGAGTTGTATTTAAGTCTGCAAACGCTTCAACATGGATTTCAGATCAATATGAAGATGTTAAGTTTATATTAAATAGGGCAAAATTTAACACTGGAACAACTTACTCAGCAATTTTAAATAACAAAATTATTCCTTCACAAAAACTACAGTCAAATGCACTTTATATGGTGGATGGATCATCTGTAGTTAGAGTAACACAACCAAATCATGGTATGCATCAAAATGAGAATAAGGTTAGTATAACTGGAGTTCAATCAGATACATCTTCTGGATTATTATCATCTGATATAACACCATCCGTAACTACAATTAGTATCAATGATATTACTAATTCTTCAATTTCAGGATTAGGTACAATTGAAGGTTGGGGTACTATTAATAATACTGCAATATCCGGATCAAATGCTGGATTTATTAAAATTGAAGACGAGATAATTTCTTATACTGGATTATCTGGAAATAGTTTAACCGGGTGTGTTAGAGGTGCCTTAGGAACTACCGCAGCAATTCACCTGTCGCAAACACCAGTACAATGTTTCCAATTAAATGGAATTCCATTGAATCAGATTAATACAGATGTACAGATAACAAACGTTATCAGTCTAGATGAATATGAATTTACTGTAGGTTATTCTGCTAACTCAACTAAGAGGGGCGGTGGAAATGATATTCGTGCATCTAGAAATATTTCTTATGAAGTAATTACCCCAAAAATTTCAACATTAGTTCCTCAGGATACTGTATGTCAAGTTAAATTGGGTTCTGTGTCTGGAACTAGTATTGGAAACACTAGTCAAAAATCATTTGTTCAAAAAGGATATGAATCAGTTGAGAACAATGTAGAAAATTTATTAACAGATCCTAGAATTTCACTATCACCAATTAATAATACTACATACGCTGGTGGTTCTCCTGGTACATTAAATACACAAATTACATTATCAACAACAAATGATTTTCTAAGTCCAGTAATTGATTTACAAGGTTCTTCTATTATTACTATTTCAAATAGAATAAACAAAGAAACTCTTGCTAGTGGTGAGTTAGATTTAACTTCAGAACTTCTACCAGCTGGAGGAAAACACTCTTCTTATATTACTAAAAAGGTATCATTAGAAAATGAATCAACATCAATAAAAGTCTTATTTGATGCTATTAGAACTGGAAACAATGATATTAAAGTCTTTGCAAAAGTCAAAGGCGATAGTCAACCTGGATCATTTGATAATATGAGTTATATTGAAATTCCAGCAATTTCTTATCCTGCTTCAGAAACAAGTACTCAATATAGGGCATTTGATTTTGAACTTAAAAATATTATTGAGTTCCAAGAGTTCAGTATTAAGGTAGTGATGATAGGAAATGATCAAAGTAATGTTCCTAAAATTAAAAACTTTAGGTCAATGGCATTGGCAATTTAATGGATAAATTAAAAGTTGAAGGTCATCCAGACCTGATAAGAGATCCAAAGTCTACTGCTGTAATAAACACCAGTAGACAGGATTACGAAGACTATATGAATAATTATAAAATTCGTAAGATGAAAAATGATCGTGTAGATTCAATGGAATCTGACATGAAAAACATCAAGAATGAATTAGATGAAATAAAATCTCTCCTGTTAAGTTTAACTAATAGATAAATATTAAGGAGATCATATAAATAAAAACAAGTGGTAAACTCCTATGGCGGCTGTTCACAATCTTTATATTGACCAAGGGGCAGATTTTTCTGCTGATATTGGAATCTTCGATGATTTCAATACTGCTTGGAATTTGTCTGGATATACAGGCGCGGCTAAAATTAAAAAGTCATACTATAGTTCTACGTCAACTCCATTTACAGTTTCTGTAAATGCTGCGGGAACTGTGACATTAGCTCTAACAGCAGCTAATACATCAACTCTCGATGAGGGAAGATATCTGTATGATGTTGTGATTACATCAGCTGGTGGAAGTAAGACCAGAGTCATAGAAGGTTTAGTAACTATAAACCCAGGAGTAACAACGTAACATGAACACGAAAGTTACAGTATCAAATCAACCCCAAGTAATCAAGGTCACATCGGGAGGAGTTAATACATTAACAAATCTATCTGACGTAAATTTTAATAATGCAACCGATGGCGCTCTTTTACAATATGATGCAGCAAGTAATACGTGGATTGCTGAAAATGTTATCGAAAAAAGCGGTCTTAAAATAAACGGCGGCAACTTCTAATTCCCCAATAGGTATCAAAAAATGGCAACTATTTTAAAGATCAAAAGATCTAGTACTAACCCAACAGCAACCCCAGGAGCGCTTGGGCAAGGTGAACTTGCCTACGGTGAAGGTACTAGTACGTATACGGACGCACAGAGTGCTTCAGTAACTTCTTTCGGTAAACTATTTGTTGGTAGAGGAACCGAAACAAATGGTGAAGCCGCTAATATTGATATTATTGGTGGTAGGTATTTTACCGACCTTTTAGATCACGGACATGGTACAATAACTGCAAACTCTGCAGCAATTGTTGACTCTGCTAACAAGGTCGATGAATGGAACGTAGATAATATTACTTTAAATGGAAATACAATTTCCACAACAAACAGTAACGGTGACCTTACAGTAGATACCAATGGTACTGGTGATGTAATTATCTCTGGTGCGGCTACTCTAGGAACTAACACATTTAAGATTACCGATGGTTCAACTGACAGATTTGTAGTTGATTCATTCTCTGGTGCTATAGACATTACAACCCCATCACTAAGTACTGCAGATACAGCATTAAACATTGGAACTACATGGAACAATTCTGGTGCAGTATTTTATGGTATTGACGTTGATGTAACTAACAGTGCTTCTGCATCTGGATCAAGACTTATTAATTTATCTGTAGGTGGTGCTGATAAATTTAATGTTGATTTAAGTGGTAATGTCAGTATGACTGGCGATATCAATTTTCAGAATGCTACTAATTTTTCTCTACAAGATGATACTGCAGATGCATTTACAATTAAAGAAGGTACTAATAAGTACGTTGATATTGATACCACAAATGGTTCTGAGTTAATTACACTTGGAACTGGTAATGTTGATATTGATAACGATCTAAACATCGATGGTGGGGATTTAACCACCAATCAAACTACTTTTAACCTACTAGAAACAAACGCTACTACCGTCAATGCATTCGGTACTGCTACCGCAATTGACGTTGGTGCTACTTCTGGTACGTTCACTCTAAATAACCCAACTTTAGTTGGTACTCAGACAACACAGAACGTATTCAATGCAACTGCTACCACAGTTAATGCATTTGGTGCTGCTTCTGTACTAAACATTGGTGCAGCTGCTGGAACAACTACACTACGTTCTTCGACTTTAGTTGGTACTGAGACAACACAGAACGTATTCAATGCAACTGCTACCACAGTTAATGCATTCGGCGCAGCAGCGACAATCAATATTGGTGGTGCAGCGACAGATATAGTTAACATCGGTGATGATTCTACCGAAGTTGATTTTGGTGATCTAAGAATTCTTGGATCAACTATCTATAGTGATAATAGTAATGCTCAAACAATTACTATTGACCCATATCCTGGCGGTGGTGATGCTGGTGGTAACGTTGTTGTTCGTGGTAACTTGCAAGTTGCTGGTACTACCACAACAGTCAACTCCACCCAGATGACCATTAATGATCCTGTCTTTACATTAGGAGACAGCATCAGCGAGAAGACTGTTACTGCTGCTGCAAACAGTGGTCAAGCAGATGTTGTTCTTGATAGTGTAGATGGTTTAAATGCAGGTGATGTTGTTTCTGGAAATGCATCAGTTCCCAATGGAACTACTATTAGTTCCATCAACACTGGAACTAAAACTGTCACTCTCAGTGCAAACCTATCCAGTGGTATTGCAGCGAGTGTAAACGAAGCAGTTGTAACACTAACCTTCACACAAGGTGCTGACGATAACCAAGACCGTGGTATTGAATTCAAGTACTATAACAGTGGACTCAAGACAGGTTTCTTTGGATACGACGAGTCTGGAACTTCTGAAGGTGGATCAACAACTTACTACTTCACATATATTCCAGATGCGACAAATGCTTCGCAAGTATTCTCCGGAACAGTTGGTAAAGCATACTTTGATACTGTAAAACTAGAAATTGGTAACCTCAATGGTGTTCCATTCTTTGATCAGTACAAGAGACTAACCACAACTGCTACTCCAGGTTCTGCTGATATTACTACATCAGATAAAATTCTGACTACTAATGGTGCAACTGGTGTTCCTGTATGGACAACTACTTTGGACGGTGGCACATACTGATAAATAATTAAAATTATGAGGTAATTATGTCTCCTGAAGAAGCGAACAATTTAATGCAAGTAATGAGTAATAAGATTAATCAATTAACACAGCAGAACATAATTCTTGAATCCCGTGTGATGACATTATCCGCCGCGATGGAAAGTATGAAACAAGATGAATCCGGTGATGGTGGAAATTATGATGAGAACCCACCAGTAAAGCAAAATAATGGCAAAACCAAGCAGCAGGACTGAACTAAAGGAGTATTCTCTCCGTAAATTAGGTAAACCAGTTATTGAAATAAATGTTGATGAGGATCAAGTAGAAGATCTAATTGATGATACGATTCAACTTTTCAATGAAAGGGTTTATGATGGAGTCGAGCGAGTATATTTAAAATATAAAATTACTCAAGATGATATTGATAACGGTAAGGGTAGAAATATAACTACTCAAGAAACTGACACCAATGCCGGTGCAACTCCTGCTTCTAGAACTTTAAATTTTGAGGAAGGTAGGGGATATCTAACAGTACCAGATCATATTATAGGTATTCAAGGTGTACTACCTATGGCGAGTACCTATGTTAATAATATGTTTGGTTTTAGGTATCAATTTTTCTTAAATGATTTTTATAATTTTTATGCATATGACATTCTAAATTTAGAAATGACAATGCAATATTTGTCAACCATGGAGTTTTTATTAGAAGGTCAAAAACCAATTAGATATAATAAAACACAGAATAGATTATATTTGGATGTAGATTGGGGTAGAGTTGCTGCAAATGACTTTGTGTTAATTGACTGTTATAGAGCTCTTGATCCAACTACATTTACTAAGATATATAATGAAAGGTTTGTAAAAGAATATTTGACTTCTTTGATTAAAAAACAGTGGGGACAAAATTTACTTAAATTTACTGGGATTAAAATGCCAGGTGGAGTTGAATTTAATGGAAGACAACTCTACGATGATGCTCTTGCTGAATTGGAAAAAATTGAAAGCAAGATGTTAAGTACATACGAAACTCCACCACTTGATTTTGTAGGATGATATGGCAAAAAATGTTTATTTCTCTGGTGGAACCAGATCAGAACAAAGACTTTACGAAGATTTAATTATAGAATCTTTGAAGATTTATGGTCATGACGTTTATTATCTACCAAGAGAAATTGTAAGTAAAGATGACTTATTTACAGAAGACGTTCTTTCCAAGTTTGATGAAAATTATATGATTGAGATGTACATCTCTAATTACGAAGGATTTGAAGGAGATGGATCTCTATTATCAAAATTTGGTGTAAGGATTGCTGATGAAGCAACATTTATAATTGCTAAACGAAGGTGGGAAGATCTAATTGCATCTTCAAATAATTTAGTATCAGCCTTCAGACCTAACGAAGGTGATGCAATTTACTTACCATTAACAGATCAATTGTTCCAAATTAAATTTGTTGAACATGAAAAACCATTCAGACAATTAGATGGAATTCAGACATACGGTCTAGTTGCTGAATTGATGGAATTCTCTAATGAGAGATTAGATACTGGTATTGCAGAAATTGATAATCTTGCAAGAATTACTGGTTACACTACAACGTTCAAAATTACAGATGGCATCAAAGATTTTATTGTTACATCCGGTGGTAGTGGATATGGATCGGGAACTACAGCAACAATAGGTGGAACTGGTACTGGGGCAACTGCTACAGTAAGTCTTACAAGTGGTGTAGTAACTTCTGTAAATGTCACAGAACCAGGATTAGGATATACAACAGCCCCACCAATTAGTATAGTTGGAAATGGAACTGGTGCTGCAGTGACTGCTTTGATTGCATCAAAGGGTAATTTTGAGACAGGTGAAATAGTTAAATCACAGGTAAATACTGCAAAAGCAGTTGCATCTAGAACATTAAATACAGTTTCATCAATAACTTTATATGATAATGGTAATAAATATACCTACGTTCCCACTGTAACTATAAGCGGTGGCGGTGGATCTGGAGCTACTGCAACAGCAACTTTAAATTCTACTGGACAAGTTTCTGGTATTATCTTAACAGATACAGGTTCTGGATATACTTCAGATCCAACTGTAATTATACAATCACCACTAAATGAATCAACTGCTAAAGTGGTAAGATTTGATACTACAAATAAAGAATTAGAAGTAACTGATATTGTCGGTAAATTTACTGATAATGATAGTTTAATAGGTTTAACTAGTGGAGCTGAATGGACGATAAATACGTTTAGTTCTATTGAGAATGAAAACGATCCTGAAGCAGAGAATCTATTCTTTGAAACTGAAGGAGACAGTATTATAGACTGGACCGAGGGCAATCCTTTCGGAGAATATGGTAATCAAGGAGTCTTTTAATGTTAGGAACACATTTTTATCACGAAATTATACGTAAAACAATTGTAGGATTTGGAACTCTATTCAATAATATTGAATTGAGGCGAACTGATAGTTCTGGCAATGTTATCCAAACTCAAAAAATTCCACTCTCATATGGTCCGAGAGAAAAGTTTTTAGCTCGAATTGAGGCTGAACCACAACTAGATGGTCGTTCAGAAACTCAAATTACTTTACCTAGAATTGCATTTGAGATGCAAGGTATTACATATGATCCATCTAGAAAGTTAAGTCCAATACAAATTTGCACTTCTCCTAAAACTGATACAACTGATGCAGTATATAAACAGTATTCTCCAGTTCCATATAATTTAGATTTTGAATTAAATATTATTAGTAAAAACAATAATGATTCTGTTCAAATTTTAGAACAAATTTTGCCATATTTTCAACCTATGTTTAATATAAGTATTAAACTGGTAGAGTTAACAAAAGAAACCAAAGACGTACCGATTATTTTAAATAGTGTGGGTATGCAAGATGATTATGAAGGTGATTTTAGAACAAGAAGATCACTAATTCATACACTTACGTTTACTGCTAAAACTTATCTATACGGTCCTGTTGCTACATCTGATGTTATTAGAACTGTTAACGTTGATATTGGTGCTGCGATCGATGCTGGTGCTAGATATGTAAGATACAGTGCTACACCAAAAGCAACTGAAGATTATAATAATGACGGTACTGCAGTTACTTCTATCAATATTAATAGTAATACATTTACATTAGCAAATCATGGATATGTAACTAATGATTTCGTTACATTGAGAGTTGCAACTAGTGGAACGCCACCTGGTGGACTAGTTGATGGAAATGAATATTATATTATTAAAATTGATAATGATAACTTTAGAGTTGCTGGAACAAAATATAATGCTACCCGTGGTTATGCTTTAGATATAACTTCTATTGGTACTGGATTACAATCATTCTCTGTTGTAAATACATTAGATGATGCGTTTGTAGAACCAGACGATAACTTCGGATTTAATGAAACTTGGACTGATTATTGATATGGCTGACACATTTGGAAATTTAGATAAAACATTTAACGTAGAATCTGCAATAGAAAAAGCAGAGGAAACAGTTGTTGATATTAAAAAAATAAAAACTGATAAAGATGTCACCAATGATTATGAGTATACTAGAGGACAACTCTATAACCTCATAGAGAAGGGTCAAGAAGCTATTAATGGTATTTTAGACGTAGCACAGAATTCGGACCATCCTAGAGCGTATGAGGTCGCAGGCAACCTCATTAAAAACGTTGCTGATATATCAGATAAACTGGTAGATCTACAGAAGAAAATGAAAGACCTTGATGAAGACAAGAAAGGTCCAACAACAGTTACAAATAATGCGATGTTTGTTGGTAGTACTTCAGAACTACAAAAGATGTTAAAACAGATGGGAAATGATAAATAATATGGTAAACCCTCGCCATTGATGATGAAATATTTTAGAGAGTTTAAAGAATTAGCTGAAGCTAAGCGTGGTTTGTATGCGAACATTCACGCTAAGCGAAAGAGAGGAGAAGCACCAGCGAAGTCAGGTAGTAAGGACTACCCCGCTAAGGATGCTTTTCAGAAAGCG